CTACTACAACCCCTTAAAGAATTAGGTCTACTGGATAAATAAATGTGTTCACTCCCAATAGAGGGGTTCTCGGAGTAGCCACTCCGGGTAGCCTAGAACGCTAACATTAAAGGAAAAATAAAATGGCAAAACTTAAAATAGCAAAAGGCCCTAGTGGCGCAGATTTAAACGCAAACTATATCCAAGGTGGAACAGCCCAGGAAGTTGATAGATACGTTAGTCCAATCAAAGTCAGTGGTAACTACATTGGCGGTGTTGGTGGTTTATCTTCATTGGCAAGCCCAACAATCGATCCAACAGTCAAAATCGGAAGCAATGCCGCTGCCGCTGGTAGTATCCTGGCACAAAAAGGAATTCACAAATTCCGCGTAACAGACGGTACAAACTATGCAGATTGCAAGTTGGTAAATTTACCTACCCCAACAGTTGCAAACACAATGAGTATTATGATTACTCTTGCAACTATCACTAGTGCAAGTTTAGCAGCCGCTAACGTTGCAGGTGGTGCATCATCAACATACGTAACTTGGACAGGTACCAACGTAACTGGTCCAGTGGCAACACCTCGTGTTGGTGATTATATCACAGGCATTACTGGCGGAAACATCGCAACTTACGCTCAAGTTACTGCTGTAAATACTACAACCAATGTATCTATTGCTGTGTCTGGTAACATCGCAAGCCAATCAAGTTTGTCTATCAGTGATGTAACGTTTGCAAGTAAAATCAATAACAAATATGTTTGGGATTTTTCCACAGACGGTAGTCCAATCACAACAACATCTGGATCAGGATTCACTGGAACTGGTTATAACCCAACAAGATTCCGTTATTGGGCTTCTAACCCAGCATCTGGTGCTACTGGATCCTTTGTACAAGTTGCAACGGCTTAAAACAAGAAGCCATAATTGAGTATGGCATTTAGTTGATAAAGCGGCCCTGTGCCGCTTTATTTTTGGAGAGTCAATCTTTTTTAGATGCTAAATATACGATAAACAGGGTTTTTCTTAGATGAGTACTACCAAGCGAATTTCCGATCTTTACACAATTATAAGTCCATCAGTGGTGATTGATGGTAATTTATATGTAACGGGCAATAGTCAAAGTATCGTGAGCACTGATAGTGCAATCACCAACAATACTATAACATTGAACAACGGTGTAACTAGTCCGAATCCATTGGGCGCCAATATCATCGTTGATCGCGGATCTAGTGCCAACGTCGCTATCAGATGGAACGAGACCCTAGCATCTTGGCAGATCACCAATAACGGAAGTACATTCTCAAACATTGCTTCTACGACAGGAGTAATTGCAAACGTATACGCAGACTCTGCTCCGGCAATTAGTGCCAACTTGGATTTACGCGGGCACGCAATTTGGGATAGCACCAGCAACGCCAGCGTACAACTGTATACCGGTGTTCTTGGTAATGGTGGAACCGGAATACACGTAACAAACACACAATATACTGACAAAGAGATTATGCTAAAACAAAGAAGCATTGCCTACAGTATTTTATTTGGATAATAGGAACAAACATGTCACTACAAAACGCATCATTAACAACAAGCACCGCAACTGCAATCTATACCAGTTCTGGTAACAATGTAATTTCCACAATACATATTTGCAATACAACTGGCGTCAACGCCTATGCCAACATATATATGGTACCAAGTACCTTTACAGCAAACAGCACAAATCAGATTTATGCTGATTATTATATTTCTCCTTTCAATACATTAATTACACAGGAAAAATTTGCGTTGGGTAATGGTGATATGATTTTTGCAAATGCAAACGTTGCTGGAATTAGCGCAACAATCAGTTATATTGGAATTTAATAATGGCAAGACTTCTTAAAAACCCACAACTTGCCCCGGGTGCAACTGGCGCTATATTACCTATAGTACCCAGTAGTGCTTATGGTGATACACCTGTGAGCGGGTTAATTAGATTCAACCAAGCAACAAGTCGTATTGAATTTTATTATAATGGCTCTTGGAGCCAAGTTGCTAAAATTGGATCAGTACAATTAGTGACTGATAGTTTTACTGGCGACGGTTCCACAACTAACTTTACAATGAGTCAAGTTGAAAGCGATCCAACTGCGGTTGCAGTATTTGTGGGCGGTGTTTATCAACAACCATCATTGAACTATACTGTTAATGGAACCACTACTATAAGTTTCAGTGTTGCTCCCCCAGCAGTTACTCTAGCCAGCCCTACAGCAATTATAGTAATTCACAATATAAACAGCACCAACGTGCCAGCATAAGGATCATAAATGGCACTGGCACGCATAACAGGACCAATGTTACAAGCGAACCTGGAACGCCAGGGGACAAACATTTCCATAGATGCTGCCGCCTATTTTGATGTACAAAATTACAGATTGGGCGTTAATACCCCAGTTCCAAATTATACCCTAGATATCACCGGCAATGCTCATTTGGGCAACGTCTATGTGTTGGCCAACACCATCACAGTGGATAATGGGTATAAACTAAATCTTGGTGCATTAAACAACCTAACTCTAACTGGTGGATCTGCAAATAACGTAGTGATAACTGACGGTGCAGGTAGTGTTAAGTTTGTGGACCTTTTTACTCTTCCGGACATTGTTGAAATAAACTCCAACATTGCTGGTGCAAACGCATCAATTATTACTGCCAATAATGCGGTTGTGAGTTATGTAAATACCCTAAATTCCGAAATGGTGGGTAACTTAGCAAACCTACACAATTTTCCACAGGGCATTACAGTATCAAATATAACTGTTTCCTCTTATGCAAATATTGGCGGAAGCCTAATAGTTGCCAATGGTGCCGCATTAACTGGTAATACTACTGTGACTGGTAATCTATTTGTAACCGGTAACTTAAATCTATCCAGCGGAAACGTCAATCTAATCTCCAGTAATAGCGCACAGTTCTTTGGAAATGCCGCGGGCTTTGGGGCACTGTACGCAGGAATAAGCAGTGGTTATGTAGTCCAACCACAGACAATTATACAATCAAGTGCAAACTTTAACGGTTACGCACAAATAAATGCCCAAAATATCAATAACGGTGCCAGCGCATCTACGGATTTTGTAGCCACCGCAGACAACGGATCTTCCTCTGCAGGCTATATTGATATGGGTATCAATAGCAGTGGTTTTGTTGGTGGCCCTGGTAACGAACTAAATTATCCAAATGACGGCTACGTATATGTTACCGGCACAACCAGTACCAATGGCAATTTACTATTGGGCACTGCTGATCAAGCAGACGTCGTAATCTCCACAAACGGATTCGGACTTGTAAATCAACAGGCAAGATTTAAAAACAATGTGGGATTGATCTTATACCCCAATACAGTATCATCTAGCACATCAACTGGTGCACTGGTAGTTGGTGGTGGTGTGGGGCTAGGCGGCAATTTGAATGTGGGCGGGAATACGACTATTGCTGGCAATTTAATATCCAACGGATTAACCGGCAATATAATTGCAGATACCATCACACCCCACAAAACTTCGGTCACGATATTCAATTCCACTACTGCTCTAGGAATCCCTGTTGGAAATATAGCACAACGTCCGTCCAATCCAGTTAATGGATATGTTAGATATAACACTGACTATGCCAGTATGGAAGTCTATAGCAACGGTGGTTGGCTAACACTGGGTAATGAAATTACCAGCAGTAATATTCAAGGTGACGGATCAACTGCTACATTTAGTCTAACTCAAGTTGGTCAGACTGACGGTATGCTTGTGAGCATCAACGGTGTTGTTCAGCAACCCTATATAGCGTATAACGTATCAGGAAGTTCAATTACATTCTCTCAGCCGCCGGCATCAACTGATTATGTTGATGTAAGATATTTGAGTACAGTTATACAATTTGGTTCGGAAGTAGAGGGAAATCTATCAGTTAGCGGTAATTTGACTATTGGTGGGCTATTATCAGCGCCCCCAACAACAATGATGGATAATTCGCCTGGAGTACCAGGGCAGATTGCGTGGGACTCCTCGTACATATACGTATGCACTTCTACTAATACTTGGAAACGAGTTTCACTGTCCAGTTTCTAATTATTACGCCTCAGTAATAATATTTTACAACTCTACATAAATATCATCAGCAGAGTTGATTCACCATTCCTGCACTAAATACTGGTAATACTTAAAAGATTAAGGAAACCTAGATGTCTATTACCCGTATTCAGAATAATCAGATTACTGATAGTACCATTATTGGATATGCCAAAGTCAATGCAGGATCACTAACGGGTAATTTGTTCGCCCCCAGCATTACACTTAATAGTAACGTTACTATTACCGGAAATTTAACTTTAACCGGAAATGCAGATACAATCAATGCTACCAACACATATATTAACGATCCGCTTGTAGTTTTTAATAGCGGATACGTGGGCAGTTTAACTGGATACGATATCGGTGTTTTAGTCAATAGAAATTTATCCTCACTGGCACCCTACGGATCAGTAAACACCGCTTGGATTTGGAGTGAAGCAGCCGGTGCATTCGTAGCGATAGCAACAACAGATACGGGATCTGGAACTACCTCAATCAACAACTCTGGTTATGCCAACGTGGTTGTGGGCAATACCTCTATGGTAAGTGGCACTGTCGGGGGTGCGTTTGCAGTCTCCGGAGCCACTACACTAAACACCGCAACTGGTGCAAGTTTTCAGGGCGTAATCGGAAACGTTACACCTTCTAGTGGATTCTTTACAACCGCCACAGCAACAACAGTAAATGCCGCGACTATTGGTAATATTGGTGCCAACGTAAACGGTACTGGTACATATCTAACCGCATTAAACGCCAGCAACTTGACTTCTGGAACTGTCCCAAGCGCACAGATTTCTGGTGCTTATACAGGTATTACCCAAGTTGGAACATTAACTGCCAACACTGTAGTAAACAATACTTTATATGCTCAGGGCGTATATGACAATGGTGTTCGCGTAGTCAGCACAAGTTCTGGAGCAGGTAACCTAAGCATTTCTGGCACTGCTATTACTTTACCACAAACAGGCCCCGGTGCAGTCAACGTAGGTAGTTCAACGACAATTCCTACTATTGTTACAGATGCCTACGGACGTATTGTCAGTTTAACTGGTAATAGTGTAAGTACTACTGTTAGTCTATCAGGTACTAGCGGATCTGGCTCATTTGCAGGTGGTGGTACATTGACATTTGCAGGCACTTACGGTGAAACTGCAACTGTATCTGGTAGTACTGTTACTATTGGTAGCGCACAAAATTTACAAACCAATGCAACCCCTACATTTGCTGGGCTATACTCTAACGTAAACACAACTAGTTTATCAATTTCCGGAAATGCAATAACCAGCAATACTGGTGTTATTGGTTTAGGTAGCATTGCTAATGTTGGTATTACTGGCGGAGCGAGCGGATATGCAATAACTACAAACGGCCTAGGTGTACTAAACTTTACTGCGGCCAATGCTATTGTGTTGGGCGCAAACGCTTCCGGTCAATTGGTTAGTAATGCAGTGACATTGACTAGCACTACAGATGTAACCGATGCAATTGCACAACTAAACGCAATTTTAGGCAAACTAACACCAAGTGCACCACCAAATTTCCCTAACGGTAGTTTATCTATATCGGGAACAACACAATATACTGGCTACATGACCTCATTCACACAAACCGATAATTCGGGATGGGGCAACTTGAGTGTGAGTGGTGGTACATTAATAACTAACTCTACTAGAGTAGCAACTCTATCTACAAGTGTTATTGGTGTTAATGGAACAACTCCTAGTGGTGGTAATGTACAAGTTTATGTTAATGGATCAGTTCCACCAAACAGTTACCATGTGTATGGCGCAACTGCAACTACCGCAGACAATGGAACTTATGGTAACTTGGTATTGAGTTTGTCCGAGGACTATCACACATACCTAAGCACAGTAAGTGCAGGATTCTGGTACATATTTGCAGCAACGGGTTCTCTTACTAATCAGTTGCCTGGATGGAATAGAGCAAACATATACTATACTGGTGATGCAGCAGGTACAAACACAATAACTTGGTACTATGATTCAAGTTCGCCAAGCGCACCATCATTCTCGGCAACAAGTATAGTGTTGAGCAGTAACGTAGTTTCATATTCAAGTACTATACCACATTTAAATTCTAGTGCTGGTTTCACAATCACTGGTAACGTACAGAACTTGAGTGGTGATTTATATTATCAAAACTGGACTAACACTAGTCAAAGCTTCTTCTCAAGCACTTCAGCAGGCGGTGCAATAAATATTCCGGCAAATAGAACATTGGCACAAGTGGGTGTGTCATTACCGCTGGCACGCAATAGTACAACTCCGTATACATTTACGACTACTGCTAACGTGACGTCAGGATTTGGTAGTGCTGCCGCAACCACTGGCCCGACTGTTACAGTTACAACTCCTTACACAAGCACTACTAGTCCAGCGTTCCAAGCAGGAAATATTATTTTATATAAAACAGGTACAAGTAACCAAATTGAAGAAACCAGTTTGACCAGTAGTTATGGTAGTACATATCGTATTGTTAACCCAGACGGTGGCACAGCCGCAGATACCCCTACTTATACAGGAAGTGAATCAGCATTTAATAGCGCAACAAGCCCGTTGTTGGCAACAGATGCAACAGTGGTTGCTGCCGTATTAAAATACGATGTAACCAATTATTCAACTGGGTATTATCCAGTGGGCCCAAATTTAAGTTCTGGACGTAGTAGTAGCCAATACTTTACATTTAAGTTTACCTATGCGGCTCTTTCTAGTTTTTATATCCACTATACAGGAACCCTTGCTGGGTTGTGGATAGCATGTCCGGGAGTAACAGACACCCCAGCAAGCCCAACCAATGGTTGGCTAAATGCGGCGGCAGCCTATGCAGGATCGGGCGTACCAGGAACAGGTACAGGTGGTAACGGTAGTAGTGGTTGTGCAGTTGGCGGAAACGCAACACTGAACTCAAACGGCACCTATGACATAAACGTTACATTTGGATCAGTAAATACGTCAAGTGCAGGTAATAATGGACACGAAGTTTACGTCAGAGTTAAATTGACAAGTGGTCAATCGCTAACTGCATTATCAGTACAAACATCATAATAAGAGAACTATAAAATGGCAATATCACAAACACAAATTGTTGACTACTTAAATAAAAAGGTTGGATACGGGGTAGCCAAGACTGACTTGTCCACTGCAAAGTATCCATTTAACGAGAGTATTGCTAGTCCGTTATTGGTACCTGGCGCAACAGTTTTACAACAAGACTTCGCAATTCCCAATGTGACAAGCGCACCAACTTCAAATACATCAGTCAATGGTAGTACGGTTGTTGCAGTGTACAATGCATCAACAAGTGCAGTGGTACAGGGTGTTGCTCTAAGTGAATCAGAAACAAACGAAACTTGGAGTACTGGTATTGTTAATTGGATTCCGCCAAGTTTTGGATCTGGTTACCAACTTAAAATTTATGCAGGCCCCCCGGGTGCAAGTGCGGCCCAAGCAGTAAACTTTACCAATTTACCCGTAGCGGGTTCTGGAAACAGCGACTCTTGGTTCTTTGACTATCAAGCAGGTATTCTTAACTTTGCTGATACAAACGTACCAACTGCGGCCGCAAACGTTTCCAACGTTGTTTACTTTACTGGTGCAGTTTATACTGGTACATTGGGTATCACTAACTACGCAAATCTTAGCGTAACTGGTAATCTAACAAGCGTAAACGGCAATGTGGTACTGACCAATGGCAATATTTATGCACCAAATCATATTGCAACAGGAAACGTAACTGCCGGCAATATTGTAGCAACAAATGGAATTTACGGAAACTTTTATGGTACTGTAGTTAATGCTCCTATAGAAGCCGTTATGGCCAATACTTCTTTTTACCTAGCAGAACAAGCAACATCAACCAACGCAACTTATTATCCAATATTTGGTAATGTTGGTGGGGTGACTGCAAACACTGCCCCATTTACTAATAGTAGTTTAACATACAACCCCAGCACCGGCACACTGGCTGCTACAGTATTTTCAGGTTCAGGTTCATTCTCTACAGTATCAATAACAAATTCGACCCAAGCCACAAGCACTACAACTGGTGCACTGCAAGTAACTGGCGGTATTAGTACACAGGCTAACTTGTATGTTGGCGGTAACGTCAAAGTCACCGGAAACTTGGAAGTTGATGGCACGTTAACTTATCTAAACACAACAGTGACACAACTATCTGGAAGCGAAGTAGTTGCTGGAACATTGTTAGCAAACTCGGGAACTGCAAGTACAAACACTACAAGTGGTGCCTTACAAGTACTGGGTGGTGCTGGTATTACTGGCGCCGCATTTATAGGCGGTGGTATTCAAAATACTCCAATTGGTAACGCAACTGCAAGTACCGGTATGTTCACTTCAGTAACTAGTCAAACATCTACATTTGGTGGATTACAAGCAGTAGCAATTGGTAACGTAACCCCGGGTACTGGTGTGTTTACTTCATTGACCTCCAATGCCGAAACAGTCGGCGGGCTACAAGCAGTCCAAATTGGTAATATAACACCGGGTGGTGCAACCTTTACAACTGTTCAAGTTAACTCAACATTGGGTGTAACTGGTGTAACAACTTTAACAACGGCCAACGTTGGTGGTTTACAGGTTTTGGCTATTGGTAATGCATTCCCGGGAACTGGAGCCTTTACTTCACTGACTGGTCAAACATCTACTTTTGGTGGTTTACAGGCAGTGGCAATTGGTAACGTTACACCAGGTACTGCTACATTTACAACTGCAAGTGCTGGTGGTTTACAGGCAGTGGCAATTGGTAATATTACTGCTGGTACTGGTGCGTTTACAACTTTAAGCGCAAGCGGAACTGTTTCTTTCACAAGTTCAACCCCAAATACTGGTGTTAATACTGGTGCACTACAGGTAACAAATGGTGGTGCGTACATTGCTGGCAACTTGTATGTTGGCGGTAACATCAACTTATCAAATACAAATACAACCAATATTACTGGTAATAGCGGTAGTTTCTATGGTAATGCGGCAGGTTTTGGTGCATTATATACTGGTATTGCATCAGGATACACCCTACAACCTCAAACAGTATTACAAAATAGCACAAACTTCAATGGCTATGCACAAGTAAATCATCAAAATATTAACAGCGGCACTAGTGCAAGTACTGACTATGTTGCAACTGCTGACACTGGTACAGCAACTGCGGGCTACATTGATATGGGTATCAATAGCAGTGGATTTGTTGGCGGCGCTGGCAATGAATTGCAATACCCATTAGATGGATACCTTGTTTCTTACGGAACAACAAGTAGTAATGGTAATCTATTATTAAGTACAGGTACCGCAACAGACGTAGTAATAGCAACAAACGGCCAAGGTATCGCTAATCAACAAGCAAGATTTCAGAACAATGTTGGCTTGATTTTATACCGTACAACAACTTCTACCAACACATCAACTGGTGCATTGCAGGTTGCAGGTGGCGCTGGTATTGCAGGTAATTTAAACGTTGGCACATACAATACTACCTATAACAATATTCAAGGCAATTTGTTAATCGGATATCCTGGATTGGGTGTTGCCCAAACTCTAGCAAATTCTACTGTTGTTATTAATCAAAATCAAACAAATGTATTGAACAGTACATCTATCCTACACTTGTCAGGTAACAATGGTACTACCAGTAAGATGACAGTCGATAGTTTTGGTGCGAATACCGCATCAATGATTATTGCACGCAATGCAAGCGGTACTGCGGCGGCTCCTACAGCGTCGCAAGCAAATAATCTTCTGGCTGGGTTTATTGGGCGTGGATACGGAACTACTGGGTTCCTGTTGAACAATGCGGCTCAGTCAACTGGTATGACAATTTATGCGGCACAAAACTTTACAGACAGTGCTCAGGGTTCTGGTATTACATTCAATACAACACCACTAAACTCCAATATTGCTAGCCCAGCAATGCTTATATACCCCAACGGAAACGTAACGGTGTTCGGTAATGCAAATTCATTAAACTCATCAAACGGGGCATTGGTTGTTGCTGGTGGCGCTGGTATTGGCGGTGATATATTTACTGGTGGTAATTTGAGTCTTGGTAAGAATTTGGTTGTTTCTGGCAATACGTCGATATACGCATTGACTACTACAACTGCTAATATTGGCGGATTACAAGCAGTTGCAATTGGTAACATAACACCTGGTACTGGTGTGTTTACGTCAGTAACCGCACAAACTGAAATAGTTGGTGGCCTGCAAGCAGTTGCGATTGGTAACGTAACACCTGGTACTGGCGCATTTACTACCGGTACATTTAGTTCAACATTGGGTGTAACTGGTGCTACTACATTAACTACGGCAACAACTGGTGGCCTGCAAGCAGTTGCGATTGGTAACGTAACACCTGGTACTGGCGTATTTACCACACTGAGTGGCGGTGCAACTACAGTAAGTTCATTGCAAGCAAGTGCGATCGGCAACGTAAGTCCGGGTACTGGTGCATTTAGTTCATTGAATGCAACAACAATGACAGTTACATCTGGTATTTTGTATGCTAATGCGGCAATACAATCAACCAGCAACATAACTGGTGCATTACAAATCCCCAACGGTGGTTTAGGCATTGCGAACGGTAACTTATATGTTGGTGGAACTGCGGTATTTGGAGCATCATTGAACTATGTTCCAGCAAGTGCGCCAATACAAGTTGGATACGCAATTAACAACTATTCACAGGTTGCAGTTCAAAATGCAAGTGCTGGAAACAATGCAAGTACAGACATTGCGGCTGTGGCCAACAACGGTAGTGACAGTGATACCTACATTGATATGGGTATTGTTAGTTCCAGTTATAATCAAAGTGCATACAATTTATACAAGCCCAACGATGGTTATTTAATTGTTGCCGGTAATACAACAACCGGTGGCGGTAATTTGATATTAAACACATATCAAGCCAACGACATCATATTTGCCACAGGTGGCACAACTACACAATTTGAAGTTGCTCGTATAACACATGGCAATACATTTGTTATTAAGTCGGGGGTTAACAACTCAAACTCAGCAAATACTGGCGCATTGCAAGTATGGGGCGGAGCAAGTATAAGCGGAAACTTGTACGCTGGTGGTGTAACTAATACTGTTATGGGTGGTATGGTAATAAACCATAGCCAAGGAGTTGCCGGAACATCAAACCAAAATGCGCTTATTGTACAGGGTTACAACGATGCAACATTGTTATATACAAAGCCAACATCCTCTTATGACGCAGTTATAGTTGGTGGTAGCGGCGCAGGCTCTAGTTTTGCAAGTGGTGCTAAACTGGTAATTAACAGTACCGATACCATGTTGCTACCTTCCGGTACCAACGCACAACGTCCAAGCCAAATTGGCTATAGTGACACTGCGGGTATGTTCCGTTATAGCACAACATCCAACTCGATTGAGTGGTATAATGGTAGCAGTTGGCAGTCTGCAACATCATCATTTACTGTGGTCCAAGACCAGCAGTTCACTGGTACCGGTAGTCAAGTTAACTTCACACTAAGTCAAACGGCCACAACCAATGGCATTATTGTTAGTATTAACGGTATTATGCAGATTCCAACACTGGCATACAGTGTAAGCGGAACTACATTAACCTTTACTGAAGCACCACAATCAACTGACGTAATTGATGTAAGATTAATTACAACGACGGCTACAGTTAACCAATTATACGATAGCACAGGTTATAATACAGTTAACACGATTACTGGTACTGGTGTTACATTTACAACAGGTACTACACAGGCAACGACTCAGTATACAATTAATACAACTGGTGCTATTGCAAGTACTGTACCAAATGTAACAATTTCTACTGCAAATTCTGCAACAACCGTAGACAGTTTCTTTGCCAACACATACAGTACAGCCAAGTATGTTGTTACAAGTACATTGGGTACAGTGAAGGAAGCAACAGAACTATTGGTGATATCAAATGGTACAGTGGCCAACATTGTAGTTTATGGTACAATCAATACTGCCGGTAACAGTTTGACAAGTTGGAGTGCAGTAGTAAGCGGTGGTACAGTTCAATTACAGGGCACTACAACCAATAACAATACTGTGATTAGAATGACTAAACAGTATAACGCAATTTAATAAGATAGTCAGGGCCGGATGGGCTAGCCCTGACTAAGTTTATTTTCGTGGAAAGTGAAACGAAAAAGGAAAAGAAATGGCAAATAATAATTTTATAGTACAGAATGGTTTGAATATAGGTGGAGCGGCGGGTGCAAATATATCAATTGATGGCACTACCGGATCTTTGGTTTTTGTTCCAGCAGCAACAACCGCAGTACCAAACCCAACTGCGACAGTATTCACACCTTCTGGTACAGTTCAATCAGTACCAACTGTGGGTGGTATAGCGACTTCGGCAAATATCGCCAGCGCCAATGCCGCTAGTGCAACTACATTGACCAATGGTGCCGCAAACGTCACAGTAAATACCGCAAACGTCACAATGGGCGTCGGTGGAGTTCAAGTTTGGACAGTGACCAGCACTGGTGTTACTGACTCGGGAAATCTTGCTCTACCAACCCAATTAACAAATACAACTTATACATCTAATACTGGTACATTGAGTGTTGGTGGTAACATCAACTACGGACCAGACTTTGGATTGATTGGATCGTTTGTAGCCAACGTGCCCAACTATGCCTACGTTGCAGTACAAAACTTAAACACTGGTGGTAATGCCAGTGCTAGTTTTACCGCATACAACAACACAGGTACGAGTTATATCGACGTTGGTGTTAACAGCAGTAATTTTAACGCCGTATCAAGTGGTTATGTCAATAACGCATTGAATACCGCAAATGCATCATATGCTTATTCATACGGTGGTGATATGGTTGTGGGTACTTGGAACAATAACGGTATTCACTTTATCACTAATGCAGTAAATACCGCCGGTGACAGTATGTTTATCGCAGGTAACGGTAACGTTTACATCAGCGGTAACTTGAGTGTTAGCGGAAATACAACCGTTGTTAATACAGTTACTAACTTTACCACAGAAACAGCCAACGTTATTCAAGTAAGTTATTTACAGGGCAACAGTGCAGTCAACAACGGTAATATTACATTGACTGGAAACATAGTTCCTGGTGCTAATTTGTCCTATAATTTGGGTAGCCCAAGTAGTTGGTATAACAGTTTCTACGGTACATCAAGCCATGCACTATACGCTGACTTGGCAGAAAACTATCAAGCAGATCGTCAGTATAATCCCGGAACAGTTCTAATGTTCGGTGGTCCGCAGGAAGTGATTATGGCAGAACCCGACACAACTCGAGTTGCGGGTATTGTTTCTACGAATCCCGCCCATTTGATGAATGGTGCACTCAATGGCGGGAATGTTGTGCCTCTGGCATTGATGGGACGTGTGCCCTGTAATGTAGTTGGTCCGGTTGCCAAGGGAGACCTAATGGTTTCTGCTGGGTTTGGTTTTGCAAAAACCAACAACAATGCGGGAATCGGTCAAGTTATTGGCAAAGCACTACAAGACTACCCGATCAATGCAAAAGGCGTGATTGAGGTGGTTGTGGGTCGAGTCTAACCGCACAAAACTCCAAAAGAAAGGGCTACCAAGCCCTTTCGTTTTATGCTAAATATAGAATAACACGGATGTAATAATGGCTCTAACTCGCCCGAATTTTGAAAATATATTAACAAATACTGCAATCTTTACAGATTCTGTTACTGTTTTACATGGCGGGGCTACTCAAGCAAATGCTGATATAGGTTTCGTATTCAATCGTGCCAGTGGATTGGTTGCAAATGCCGCAATTTATTGGAGCGAAAGCACTCAGAGTTTTATAACGGCACTGACCACAAGTGCCGGCGTCAATAACGCAAATATCTCCGTTCAGAGTTATGCTAACCTAACCATTGGTAATTTGCTAATGGTTCAGGGCAGTATTCTGGGCGTCGTGGGCAATTTGAGCATTGGCGGGGTCAATGCAGTCACTATCGGTAATACTGGTGCACAGGGTATATTTGGGAACGTAAACTCTGCCAATGTTATAGCCAGTACCGGTGTGTATAGTCCCGCATACTACTATGCTAATGGAACCCCATTTGTCAGCAGTACATACGGCAACACACAGGTGTTAGCTAATCTTGCGGCCACAAACAACCCTATTACGATTGGCAGTAATTTAACAACATCAGCCAACTTGACTATTAGCAGTAATATGTTCTTTACTTCTGGAGTCAAAGGGCTATTCTCACCCGACACCGGCAGTCGTTTAACATTCGGTATGCAGGATGGAAACGGTAGCATTTATGGGGCATACTTTTCAGTATTTGGCAACAACTACTCAGACAGCACACAACGGGGCAGCGCACAGTTTATTACAGACACAAGAAATAGTGCAACTGCTGGATTCACTGTTGGTAGATATAATGGCAGTTCTTGGACCACTGACTTACAAGTAGATGTCAGTGGTAATATAGTTATTACAGGTACCACTGCTTCGACTAGCACTACTACTGGTATTTTGCAAGTGGCTGGTGGTGTTGGTATAGCAGGCAATTTATATGTTGGCGGAAATATAACATATGGATCGGCAACAGTATCAGATATTTCAAGCACTATTATCAGCATTGGTACAGGGGCGGTTGCAATTGATAGTTTTGCTAATACCACAATACGTAGTGCCAAATATGTAATTTCTACTCAAGATGTCACAAACTCGTGGAGCCAAGCCACAGAAATCTTATTGGCACAAGATGGGGCCAACGTAAACATCGTAACTTACGGTATCCTTTATACCGGGCCCAGTCAAAGAATGACATTTAGCGCCAATATGACTTCGGGAATAATTCGCCTTTGGGCCACCGGAGCCAGCACCAATAATACTGTAAAATATGTTAGAACCGGGATACCGTTATAATTATTATAAATACGCTATAACAGAGCAACCATTATGCAAAAAATTAAACAACTGTATCGCACTAATTATGCTGGTGAAGAAATAGTCACTAAACTGACTTATTCCGGATCACAGTGGGAAAAGACCACAGAGTATGTGCCTAATGCAGTCACCAACACACAGATCAGTAACAAGGCAGTTGTTATAGGCAATGGTCCCAGCAGATTGGATTTATATCCGCAGGGCAATCTTTTGCAACTATTGGGCAATCACAAGGGCGGATTATTGGCATCCGGGGCGGTACAAACTTATGGATGTAATGCCATTGTTCGTGATTTCATGCCAGACTTTGTTGTGGCAAATGATGCATTGGCTCATGAATTGGTAAATGGTGGATACTGCCATAACAATATTATCTACGGCACTGCTCAAATGGTTCTCGCTTACCCCGGAAATTTTTATCTAGTGCCACAGAGTCCGCAATATGACATGGGCGCATTGGCTGCTTACCTTGCTTGTTTTGACGGGCACACTACTGTTTATTTGATGGGCTTTGACACACATTCAAATGAATCCAACTATAACTTTAACGTGTACACAGGCACAAATGGCTATCCGGAAAAGGTAGACGCAACCACAGAGGAATTCTTCTCTAGAAGTCTGTCAGAAGTAATGAATACATATCCCAAAGTGGATTTTGTCAGAGTTATGCCCACTGCCAATTGGTATATGCCTGACAGATGGAAATACCAAATTAACTTGCGTCAAATCGCATTTCAAGAATTCGTACACGAAGTAGACTTATAAAACTGTTTCTAAAGTTTTAATTTTTTCTATCACACTATTAAATTTAAAAGTGCGCCACACCCCGGGATGCAGAGGTCGGGGGTAATCATCCAAATGCACCCAACAATAGCCCCTATGCTCGTGATTTAACACTGGGACAAATTCCTCGTCCACATTGATCACATAAGTGTGGTATTCAAATTTACTGGAGTCGCTGGTGAATTTTTCTATGGGAATTAGTTTGGCGTCTTTGATCATACCACCCAACTCTTCTGCAATCTCCCGATTCAATCCTTCAACTACAGTTTCGCCACGTTCTATTTTACCACCAACCAAACCCCACGATCCGCTATGCTTACTTCCATTGCGAAGTAAAAACAAATAACGGTGTGTGGCTTTGCAATATATTAAGGCGCCGGCACTGATTAGATTGACAGGTTCCACTCGCCCTCGGGGTATACTCCGTCGTAACTCTTGGTCCATTGATTGCTTTGCCATTTATATTGAATTCCGGTTGTTAGATTAGTTACGTATTGTAACGTATTTACAGTCTGGCTGTCAAATATTACTTGCCAATGTTGGCCTGTGTACTCAATAATATCATTGGCATGTGCTACTAAATCTTGTCCATCTGCCCCACGCCATGCTAATGCACCTTGAGTGTTTTCAAAACTACCAATGTCATTAATAATAAGATATTGAGTACCAACTGTTGGATTAGTTATAGCACTGGTGACATTAACATTAGTTGGATCGATGATGGCGTTAATGGGTTCTAATGTGTTAGCGGGCAATGTATTGGGAAACGGTGAATACAACAACAAACTGGGATCAGTTGGGTGTGTGGCCACGGTACCAATTATCTCACTGCCATTGGGTTGACTTAATCGTATCTCACTGCTCCCGGAAATAAACTTTCCATATAAGTCCAATAGGCCTGCCCACTCGTGACCAGTGCCATTGCTGACATCATCAGTGAGTAAATTGTCACTGACTGTGTCCTCTTGTTTTAGAAGTTTAAGAGTATAGAAAGGAGCGCCACCGTTGATATTGGAATTCAACAAAACTCTATAACCCAATACACTGACAATAGTCTGGCCCAATGATCCCAAAGTATCCAAGTCCTGTATATTTGTTATAACAGTTTGTATAACACCCATCTTCTTGACTTTGATTGATGTGCTTATCCAAATTGGCAATTCAAATGTCATACTGGCAACGTCAATGGGCTCATCTCCGCCGGTGGGCACACTTCTACTGGTCCAATTAAGGTCAGTTAATATAACATAACTCAAACTGGTCCAGTCAATATAATTGTCTGTGCTTTGTATTTCCAATGCAGGATTAAACAATACACCCAATTGTTCGATTAGTTGTAGTTTTTGTTCTGTGTTGCTGGTCCAAATATCCATCTTGAGCGTCAACTTATAGGGACTGGGCATTAAGCGTTCCACAGTATATGCTTCACCTTGGTTTGGACCATATGTGCCGGTAACCGGATCAAATTGTCTTTGTCTAATCTGAACTTTTTGTACCAGTGATGGATCACGTAGTCTGTTTTGATCGTAAGTCAATCCAGTAATATACACGGCCATTGCAGGCACTGCATTGACAGTATTCTCACTGTTGTTGCGAATAATCTGTGCGGCCTGTCTACTGGGATCTCCGTACATCACAGGTACACGTTGAATACTTGTAACACCATTACTGTCTTTGCCAAACTCCACATAAAAGTTTGACACCATACGTATAAATTGACTTATAAATTTACGGATCTGGCCGTCATAGAAATAATTTGAAGGGGTAGTCATTAGTTATCGGCCTTTGGTGTTAGTGCAGTGCTTAGACTTTGTCGTTCGTTTACTGTAGCACCATCGTTGTTTACAAATGTATTTGTATCGTTTAAGAACGTGCCCAATAGGGTTCCGTTAGATGAACCTTGTGTTAGACTTGTTCTTTGAACATTATTGATTGCGACCCACATCTTGCCATTAAATTGAAACAAGCGATTGGGAAGATAATCTGTACGTAGAAAGTAGTCACCAACGTGTGGATCATAGGGGAAAGAAATTCCTGCTTGTACCGGGAATCCGTTGGGAGCATATGGCGATCCAGTCAAATAACCTTTAATGGGTGGTCCGGCAAGTGGAGGACCTTCATCAGCAGTGTCTCTAATTTCGTCAGCAGTGTCAGTAACATCATCAGCAGTCTTGTCTGGAGTTTCGGGTATGTATGCTGGTAGTGTATATAGTGAACTTGTGTCGTATCCACTGAGTGGAACGTTGCCAGTACCTTCGGCAATAATTGCATCATTGATACTTAGATTAGTATCCAATGTACTTAAAATTTGTCCAGTAGTTGTAGTGGTGCCTGGGATAATAGCATTAATGATATCTTTGTATTCTTGACTGTCCACCATGGGGTTAATCTTAACACGCCACAGATGCGGCCACCAAGTGGGTGAAAACCCTTCCGAGGCAAAACTGCCATCACTGACCACGTAGTAACGTTTTAGCGCCGCAGGCACATCTTGATTTAGTGCATCATAATCAGTTAGGTGTTGCAGTTCCAAAACATCACCGGCCATCAACTTGCGACCAATCATGTCCACCATGTCACGCAAATGAAACACCATGAACAATGTTCCGGTGGCTAAAAATAAACCAAATTGACTTAGGTCAAAGTCTTGATCGGCACGTTGGTATATGCCTCGCATTTTATAAAGATTTGGCTCGTACTTGCGATCTCTGTTTTCCTGCCATAATAAATCTTGTATATTCTGTTCGCTTTGGTTAGTGTAACTGGGTTGGCTAGCGTTACTGCTGATACCAATAGTGACACCCAAGCCCAAAGCCACTGTGGTGTTGGCACTGATAGTAATAGTTGATGCATCTTTGGCAATGACTGTGCTGTTTGTGGGAACACCCGCGGCAGTGACAGTGTCGCCGATGTTAATTGTACTGGTATCGGGCAAAGTAATAACTGGACCCGGAGAACCCTGCGCCGCAGTGGTTGCTAGTTGAGTGCCCTGAGTAGCGGGACCTAGATATTTGTGCAACAGAATCCCTGTTCCACCGATTGTGAACATTTCTGAAATACGGCGATCAAAAAATTTGTAGTCATTTGAATGTTTGCCGTCTTGCCAAAGTGAGAGTCTTGCCACTATTTTCCCCAGATTATCGTGTATTTAGCCAATTTGACACGTATTGATTTATCTGTTATAATTAAGATTATGCAGTCGCACAGTCCCAATCTTTACAATAGAATCGCAGATGCTCGCCCCATCGTCGCAAAATTGGGCGATGCCAAATTGCATTTGATGTTTCAAAATTGTGTTGCATATTGGGCAAAATTGGACGGGGAATTTGTGGAGTGTAGACGCAGAAACAAGTTCACTGCCAAATATGAAGAATTGGCCCGCCAGTTAGATGAGGCTCTTGTTGTATTAGAGCAACACCTCACATTTGGCACTTTATTGAAAATGTAGTGTTAGGTACTTTTTCTTTTAGCCCACCATTCTTTCATTCTTTTACTTTGGGCAATGCGATAATCATCAGTTTTTAAGTAATCGGTATTTTTATTTCTAGACGCCTCTACCATTTTTTGTGCAATTTCCTCACCGTAAATTTCTATAGCAGTTTTGCCCTTTCGTGCTGATCTCTGGACCCCACTCTTGCCTTTGTTCCAGGGCACATTTCCTTTGAGGGTAGTTGCTATTTTATATCGGTGTTCTTCGCTATGCGCTCGTTTAAAACCGGAAGTACCTTCACCGCCATCCGTTCTATTGCGTAATATTCCTGTACCCAAATCTTTACGACCATACCAAAATATTAATGCTATTTCGAGTGCGTGGGCTTTATCTTCTGTTAGATTATTTTGTAATATAATGATCCTTGATAAATCTTCCGGGGTTTTGTGTTTAACGAATGCACGGTTCCCTTTACCTTTGCCGATATAGTACGGGGTACCATCTTTTCGTAGGTATGCGTAGACGTAATAAATATTCATGCTGATGTCCTTTCTCGACGTTAGAGTAGTTGGGAACTCCAATTCCGCGAACTACACTACTATTTATTGAATTTGACAATAAATGGGATACCTGCTATAATACAATTTTAGTTAGGAGAATACTATGGCAGTTGTGGCTGGCATCAAAATCAAGACAAAGCAAACCAAGGTTCGCAACCCCGCATTACATGACGAAAAGTACACAGGCGGGGAGCCAGACTGGAGTGAGGAAGATCTCGCATTGCCAGACAATGAGTTTGACAACAAACTCCGCCGTAGTTTTTATTACTACAATTATTACTACAACCAAAAAGATGCCCGCAAGAACATTGTGGAGTATTTGAAGCGTAACGATAAAAAGTATACAAAAGAACAAGTCAAAGCGTTTGAACGCAGTTCAGATAAAGCGATGCCCATGACTGCCTGTTGCATTGTAATGGCGCATATTCGTGCCAACATGCCCCTAAAGCCAAGACATATTGAATTCTTGGATCAATGCTTTTTAGAAGCGATTGCTAAAGCAGAACCCGAAGCCGTAGAGGAAGTTGTAGCAGAGGTCAAAGAAGTTTACAAAGCACCCACTATTCAAGATCGTTTACAGGAAAAAACCTCAGAAATAATTGGCGACATCGAGGGTGTTTATGACGATGTCACAAAAGCAATCAAAGTAGACTTCAAACCCTACGATTTTTTAGTTGCCAAGAATGTGGTGCAAAGTCAATTGGGCAAGTATGAAGCAGTTTACTCAAAACGCAAAGCAGAACTTGAAGCAGCCATGCTGAAAAAGGATGCCGACTTAAAAGAAGGTTATGCACACTACAAGGCCGCAGACTTCAAGCGAATGATTGCTTGGATCGACAACTTAATGGCAGCGATTGAACAGTATCGCGGAGTTAAGAAAGCGACTAAGAAAGCCAAAGTGCGTAAAGCACCCAGCAAAGAAAAGGTTATTGCCAAACTCAAATATGCAAAGACTGATGCCGCACTTAAAATTGTCAGTATTAATCCTGCAGATATCATTGGTGCTTCGACCCTATGGGTATACAACACTAAGTCTAGAAAATTAGGCAAGTATGTTGCGGCCGCTTATCAAACACTCAACGTCAAGGGCACTAGTATCACAAACTTTGACACTGACAAGAGCGTTAGCAAGACATTGCGGAAGCCTGATGAGAAACTCAAAGAGTTTGCCAAGGCAGGTAAAGTTCAGTTAAGAAAGTTCCTTGAAGATATCAAGGCAACTGAAACCAAAATGAACGGGCGTATCAGTACTGATGTTGTTCTGCTAAAAGTAGAATAAGCCCCGCAACCTCTGAATCCTGTTATAAATACACTATAACAGGATTTTATCATGAGTGAATATAGCGTACCACAAACAACACCCCAAATTGATGGGAACTTAAGTGTATTCGGAAGTATTCCCACACAAACCCTATATAATCCCAATACAGGTACTGGCCCCGGCCCCATTGCTTTTGATCCCAGTACACTAAACAGTTCAGACCTACAACGAGCCGCAATTACTGATTACATTCGTATGCGACTGGGTGATGGTATCGTTGATGTTGAATTAGAACAACAACATTATGAGATGGCGATCAATCAAGCACTGATCAAATACAGACAACGTGCTGCCAACAGTGTAGAAGAAAGTTATTGCTTCCTGGACTTGTTACCTGAAACACAGGAATACATACTGCCCAAAGAGATCATGAACGTTAGAGCCGCATTCAGACGCGGTATTGGAAGTGTGACAGGAACAACAGCCAGCCAATTTGAGCCATTTGCAAGTGGTTACTTGAACACATATATGCTAGTGGCGGGACGTGTTGGCGGGTTGACTAACTACGAATTGTTCGTTGACTATCAAAAGTTGGCAATGAAGATGTTTGGTGGATTCTTGAATTACACATTCAACCCCACTACCAAGAAACTGACTATTGTGCGTAAAATGCCATATGGTTATGGTGGAACAACGGGCAATGACACCGGACAAAATCCCTATGAAAGTGTGTTGCTTTGGATCAACAACCTAAAGCCCGATCAAATGATTTTGAATGATAACTTTTCATTCCCTTGGATACAGGAATATGCCTATAGTTTTTCCAAGAGATTATTGGGACAGGCATACAGCAAGTTTGCTTCTATTGCTGGTCCACAGGGAGGTACAAGTCTAAATGGTCCAGCCATGATACAAGAAGCGCAGGCTGAAATGGAACGTTTGGAATATGAGATTGTCAATTATGTTGACAACGGTATGCCATTAACTTGGGTAACAGGATAGAATATGAAAATAACTGAAATTATCACAGAAGATTTAGAATTAAATCAAAAGTTCGACCTCATTGAAGAAATGGTTGAGAGTTGGGCCAATGCTCACGGAGTTGACAGTGACCTAATTTGGGAAGACTTGGAATCGGTTGACGATGAGGAATTACTAAGTGAAGCCGAAGCCTGGCAAACTAAAAAAGGCAAAAACAAAAACGGCGGACTTAATAAAAAGGGTGTTGCTAGTTATCGCAAAAGTCACCCCGGAAGCAAACTACAAACTGCTGTAACCACCAAGCCCAGTAAGTTAAAAAAGGGCAGTAAAGCCAGCAAGCGTAGAAAGAGTTTCTGTGCTCGTATGAAAGGTATGAAGAAACATCGTACCGGAGCCAAAACCAAACGAGATCCAAATAGTCGCATTAATAAATCACTAAGAAAGTGGCATTGTTAGTCGTTGACAAATGTACACAAAAATGTAATAATGCTCCATATAGGGGCATTATTCATGATTATAGGTATATGCGGTTTTATTGGTAGTGGCAAAGATACAGCCGCTGATTATTTGGTTAATTTTCACGGTTATCGTAGAGAAAGTTTTGCCAGCAGTCTCAAAGATGCAGTGGCAAATGTATTTGGTTGGGATCGGCAACTGCTCGAGGGCAGGACTACTCAAAGCAGAGAATGGCGCGAGCAACGAGATGAGTGGTGGAGTAATCGTTTGGGGCGAGACATTACCCCAAGGTACGTTCTTCAACATTGGGGCACAGAAGTTATTCGAGATGGCTTCCACGATGACATGTGGATAGCGAGCCTAGAGAACAAAATCCGTACCAGCAAGGATAATATTGTTATCACTGATTGTAGATTTCCCAACGAGATCAAGGCAATACGAGCCCAGGGCGGACGAATAATTTGGATTCAACGTGGCCCACTACCCACTTGGTACCCAGTTGCTACGAGAGCAAACGCCGGAGATCCCATATTCAAGGAAAATTTAAAAACTTTGGGCATACATCCCTCAGAAACTGCTTGGGCAGGAACGGAATTTGATGCCGAAATAGACAACAATGATACTATTGATGAGTTATTCACACAACTCAAAAATCTGGTACGAGTGGACTCTGTCGCCAAGGTAGCCGGCTCTTATGTACCTCTTGGACGCAGTTTAAACACACAGTCTTGAGATTAAAATGATTGTTATTTTTTAAATTACCATCTAAATAATAAACCGCACTTTGTTCCGTTGGGAACTTAAACTTAAAGCCGCACTTCTCACAGTTCGGCTTTTTTCTATATCCGGTCTTGTACCAAGCGGGCACTGGTTTATCTTTTCTGCCTTCCCGGGCACAAACGTCACAAACTTTCCTATAATATATTTTATCCCCGCGGTGGCAATTGACTGCAACTGGGCGCTGATGGCATACGGGGCATATTTTACGTTCTGACATATTGTATTTAGTGGCTAACCTTAATTAAGGGCACCCAAAACACCATAAAAACACTATTATATATAAATATTCGAACAGTATTATAAAGGAAAGTTACTATGGCATTAGTATCCCCAGGTGTAAGTATAACCGTAACAGATGAGAGTCAATATGTATCAAACGCAGTGGGCACCGTTCCATTGGTTATCATGGCGACTGCTGAGAATAAAACAATCAATGGAGCATTGGCTACAGGTACAACAGAAGCAAACGCTGGTGTATTACAAGTATTTGGAAGCCAACGTGATCTAAGCACAGCAATGGGATATCCAGTATTCCAGCAAAGCAGTGCAGGAACTCCATTAAATGGAAATGAATTAAACGAATATGGTTTGATGGCTGCCTACAGCGCATTGGGCCTAGGTAATCAATTGTACGCAATCCGTGCAGATATTGATTTAAACGAACTACAACCAACAAGTGTTCGCCCAACTGGTACAGTATCAAGTGGTACATATTGGTTTGATCTGGCAGACACAACATGGGGTATTAATGAGTGGTCTCAGGCTACACAATCATTCACACTAGAAACTCCTATCATTATTACTAGTTCATCACAGACAGCAAATGTTACTCAAGGTACTATCACTAGCGAACCAACACCCCTGTCTAGCGTTGGCCAAATTGGTAATTATGCAGTGGTTGCAACAACATCAGCAAACAGAATATTCTACAAAGCAGGTATTAATTCTGGTGATGCAAACCACAACGGTTTAAACAATACTTGGGTACTAGTCGGTACTCCAGCATGGGCACAAAGTCATCCTACAGTAGTGGGCACAGTAACTTATAGTAATTCTTTACCATTGTATGCAAATAGTAATGTTTACATCAACAGTACTCTAGTTACAACACCTGGAACTACTCTAGCAAACTTGGTGTCAGCAATTAACATCGCAAATATCGCTGGAGTTACTGCTGACAGTGTCAATAACCAATTGGCGATTTATAGCACTGGTACTGCTGTGAATATTGCTCTTTCTGGCAACAGTTCAACTTTGGTAACTTCAGTTGGATTGACACCGGGCGTTTACAATGCCCCAACATCACAGTTTACCACCTACGCAGGTATCCCCCCATGGACCAACACAGTTAGTGGTGACATCAATGCACCAAGCGGTAGTGTATGGTTTAAAGTGGGATCAATTGGTAGCGGTTCAAACCTAGTAGTAGACCAATATAATTCAATAACTGGAATGTGGACTCCACAGAGTACTCCATCGTTCTCTAGCCAAAATTTGGCAATTTATAATTTAGATCCATCTGCTGGCGGTAGTAATATTCCTGCAGGATCGATTTACTTTTTGAATCAGCCGCCTGCATACGGAGTTGGAAATTCCAGTTACGCTGGATATAAACCATTCGTGAGAGCGGTTGCGGGCGAAGTAAGTGCAACTGGTAATGCAATTGCATCTGGAGTATTTACTAACCCATCAACATTCACATTAACTGCAACGCAACCTGGTACTTCTACACCAATTTCTACTACAGTACAATTGCTTGGAACCGGTCCTACTGATTTCGTTACCGCCGTTCTAAAGGCCAATATCCCTTATGTAACTGCAAGCGTATTAAACGGTGCGATTACATTAACTCACTTGGCTGGTGGCGACATTACATTGACTCAAATATCAGGTCAACCAAACATCCCACAACAGGCTGGATTCATTCCTCAAGGTACAGCAAACGCAGTACAAAACGTATATGCATTGGGCTCTGGAATAGTGCTTATTAGCGGTTTCCAAGCATTGACATATACATACAGTTTCTCAGAACCTGTAGCAGATCCTGCTAATGGTACATTCTGGTACTATAGCGATCCAACGACTGTTGATATTATGATCAATACAGGAAGTGCTTGGAAAGGCTATAAGGGTGCTGGTACTGATGCACGTGGTTATGCACTGGGCAACACAGACAGTAACGGTGTTATCGTAGCCGCAGTTGCTCCAACTACACAATCTAGTGGTAGTGCATTGGCTGCTGGTGACTTATGGTTAAACACAAGCGATTTGGAAAATTGGCCAGCATTGAGTCGTTATAACGGTTCTACGTGGGTGGCAATCGACAATACAGATCAAGTATCACAAAACGGTATCTTATTTGCAGATGCACGTTGGGACAATAGCGGTACTAACGATCCAGTAAGCGGCTCAGAGATTTCTGTTCAAACACTATTGACCAGCAATTATGTAGATTTAGATGCGCCTAATCCTGCACTATATCCACGTGGTATGTTGTTATTAAACACACGCCGTAGCGGATATAATGTTAAGAAATATGTTGCAGATTATTTTACACCATCAGCGTTTAATGTAGCAACATGGTCATCAACTACAGGTTATGTAATTGGTAATAAAGTTTTATATGGAACAACATTATATGTTGCAACATCTGGAACTACTGGTAGTCCAAATACCAACAATATTCCAACTGGTGGTACTGGTTGGAGTCCATTGCAAGTGGCAAGTTGGGTAACTGCCAGCGGATTACAAAACAGTGGTGCTCCTTATGCAGGACATTATGCACAACGTCAAATCATTGTTTCTGCAATGAATGCGGCAGTTGAAGCCAACACACAGATCCGTGAAAGCCAGTTTAATTTCCAATTAATTTGCGCTCCAGGATACCCTGAATTGATTCCTAACATGGTATCATTGAATAACGACCGTGCTAACACAGCATTTGTTATTGGTGACACTCCAATGGGATTAGACACTAGCGTAGTTGACTTGACAAATTGGAGTAACGACACTAATGGTACTGGATTGGCAACAAATGATCCTTACCTTGCAGTGTACTACCCAAGCGGTTTGAGTACTGATTTAAGTGGAAATACAATCGTAGTTCCGCCAAGTCATATGGCACTACGCACATACTTGTATAGCGATAACGTAAGTTATCCTTGGTTTGCTCCAGCAGGTACACGTCGTGGTTTAGTTAACAATGCGACAGATTTGGGTTATGTAGATTACACAACCGGTGAGTTTGTACGCACAGGTGTTAACCAAGCATTGCGTGATGCGCTATATCAGATCAATATTAATCCGATCACTATTATACCAGGAATTGGTTTAGTAGTTTGGGGACAAAAGACTCGTGATCCTAATACAGAGTCTATGGACCGTGTAAACGTAAGTCGTTTAGTTAACTATATCCGCACTATCTTTGCTAGAGCAGGTGATGCGTTCTTGTTTGAACCAAACGACAAGTTAACTCGTGATCAATTTGCAGCAGTCCTAAACAGTGCATTGAATGATTTAGTATCTAAGCGTGGTATCTATGACTACTTGGTAGTTTGTGATACAACAAACAACACACCTGATACAATTGCAAACAATGAACTGTATGCAGACGTTGCGATTGAACCGATGAAAGATGTTGAGTTTATCTACATCCCAATTCGTTTATATAATCCTGGTACTATTGCTACCCTGGGAAGTGCTTAATAAATTAGATAAATAAAAATAACAGGAGAAGAATATGGCAATAGGATCATTAACAAACTTTTCAGTCCCCCTACAGGGGGGCGGTACATCACAGCCCAATCAGGGCTTGTTGATGCCGAAACTGAAATTTAGATTCCGTTTAACTTTTATCAACTTTGGAGACCCAGCAGCCGGTCAAGACACAGTTGAATTAACGAAACAAGTTCAGGATGTAAAGCGTCCTAGTTTAAATTTTAACCCGATTACAATCGACGTTTACAACAGTAAGATATACTTGCAGGGTAAACCAGAGTGGGGCGAAATTACCATTACATTGCGTGATGATGCAGGTGGTTATGTAACTAGCCTAATAGGCGCACAAATCCAGAGTCAATTTGACTTTGAAGAACAAGCAAGTGCGGCATCTGGTATCGATTACAAATTCCAACTATTACTAGAAGTATTAGATGGTGGTAACGGTGGCGCTGGACCAACTACACTTGAATCTTGGCAACTATACGGATGTTTCATTAGCCAAGTTGATTACGGTGACTTGAACTATGCAACCAACGAGCAAGCAACAATTCAATTGACTGTACGCTACGACAATGCAGAGCAACTACCACAGGGCTCACAAACTAACCCAGGCGGTGTTGGTTTCTATAACCTAATAAACAGTCCTGGCGGCGTTTCCGCTAACTAATATTAGGGCCTTAATCTTAAACCCACTTCGGTGGGTTTTTTATTGGCTAAATATTATATAAGGATATAGAAATGACCGCAAATTTACGAGACTACCAGCATGCCAGTAAGATATTTGTATCTGACAAGTATGCATTAAGCCCCAAGTACTCTTTCTTATTCCACGTCAATTTTGAATTAAACCCAAATATCCGGTCCGTTAGTAATACAAATCCAACCAACACCAGACTGGGGTTGATGGTGAAGTCAGTGCAACTACCCAAGTATTCAATAGATGTAAAAACGCTTAACGCATACAATCGCCCAAATATTGTACAGAATAAAATAAAGTATGATCCAATTACCATTACTTTTCACGATGATAGTTCTGACGTAATCCGAGACTTTTGGTATGATTACATGAGCCATTACTATGCAGATAGTTCATATCCAAAAAATACATATTTCGAATCAACCAAATACCAAGAACAACAATATGACAAGTGGGGTTTCGCGCCCGAAGCATATAGCAACAGTTTGCGATATGGATCATCGGATGAAAAATTATTGCGAACTGTTCGATTATACAGTTTGCATCAAAAACGTTTTACTGAATACACACTGATAAATCCTATTATCACCAGTTTCCAACATGGACAACACGAGCAGGGTAAAAATGATTTCATGGAACATACTATGACAGTGAGTTATGAAACTGTGTTGTATAGTTATGGTTCAATTAGTATTGGAGATGAGCCCGCAGGATTTGCGACATTAAATTACGACAATACTCCAAGCCCATATGCATCTCAAGATAGTATAGGACAAATATATAACCCCAGTACTGGATCATTTGTAAATGCACCCCCAGGTTCGACTTACTTAACACCAAGTAATCCCTATGGCACACCACAAGCAGGCTTCCAACCTTCGGGGTTTGTTGGTAATCCAAATCAAAATCAATATAATAACGGCGGCGCACAATTAACTGGCGTGGCACAGGGTATACTTGGTGGTCCACAAAGTCCCAATAACCTGATAATTCCCGCATTGAGTATTTCGGGTGTATTAAGAGGAACCGGCATCAATAATAATAGATCGGGAACTAACAGTGCTGGCGTGGCTGGATCTGTGGTGTTGTCAGGCAATTCAATAGGAGTGCGTATTCCCAACGTACCAATAGTTCCCGGAGTAAGTGCCGGTTTATCTACGTCAATAGGCGGGCACAATGGGTTTAGTTCTCCGTCTGGTGCTACCCCAGGTCAACCATTAGCAAGTACAAGTAATGTTCCCACGTATGCGGCAGCGGCACAACCAATGCAACAACCGGCATTGGCATCTGATTCAGTAGCAGTATCCACTTTACAAAGCAATGGCGATTCTATCGCATTACCAAACGGAGCACCGCAACCAAATCAAGTGCCCGCAGATTTATCATCCTTTACACCAGTAGGATCAAACTAATATGAGTTCACCATCAAATTTAAATCAAGTCAACGTTGCTAATAATAGCAACACCACTGCCCAAACATATTTTAATAATTATTTTATTAATCAAAATACAGTATCCAGCAATCAAAACGATGCGGTAGTTGCATATTTTCAAAACCAAACCAACGGCAACGCAGAAGCCGCGGCAGTTTTGGCCAGCGCAGTAATTTACACAGCAGTGGCTCAGGGAGTTGATCCTATGAGTATAATTCAGCAATTTCAATCAGTACCAATTGGTGAACTTAATTTATACTTGGCAATGTTTTTAAATTTAAACCGTGTGGGCACAAGTTTATTGGGCATCAATACGTCGCCCAATGTAAACAAATATATTTCTAGAGCAATCCTACCCTAATGAGCAAATATGCCAATGGTTTTTATCAATTACTAAATCCCGCAAAATATGTGGGCAAGAACACTCCGCATTATAGAAGTTCATGGGAACACGCAGTAATGCGAATGTGCGATAATAACCCCAGTATTACACAGTGGGCCAACGAAGCGATCCATATAAACTATAAGAACCCCTTTACTAATAAGATGACTATATATGTTCCGGATTTCTTCGTGGTCTACGTGGATGCACAAAATAAGCAACACGCTGAAATTTGGGAAATTAAACCCACCAAGGAAACAACCCTAGAAGCCGCGGGCAACAGTAAACGTGCACAAGCGGCTGCTATATTAAATATGGTCAAATGGCAAGCATGCCAGGGCTACTGCAAGGCACACAATCTAGGATTTAGGATAATCACTGAACACGATTTGTTTCACCAGGGCAAACCTCCTAAAATAAATAAGTGATGACTAAAAAACTAGAAGCATTGCTCAATCTTCAGTCTTCAGAATCTGAAGACGTTGACTCCACCCAAGAATCTGCACAAGAATTCATTAACGAAAATTTAGATATCATCACTGATGTAGACAGTGCTATCAGCAAAATTGATGCCGCACTGCCCTTGGTGCGAGACTTAGAAGCCGGGGACGCAGAACTTGACGAACTCGCAGATCTAGCAAAGAGCAAAGCCGAAGACCTAATGGATTTGGGTATGAATATTGATCCCAGATTCGCCGGCGTTATCATGCAGACTGCGGGCACAATGTTGGGACATGCCATAACTGCCAAAACTGCTAAAATGGATAAGAAGTTGCGTATGATTAATCTGCAACTGGCCAAAGCCCGATTGGATCATCAGATTAAAAAGGATGCTAAAAGCGGAGCCGCCGAAGAAGAACCTGTTGAGGGCAAGGGCATTGTGCTGGATCGCAACGAACTGCTCCGATCCATATTAAACCAAAATAAAGATAAATAAAAGTGCGAGTCGCGATGTTGGCACATCCACCCGCTCTAATGCTATGAGGAGCAATCAGCATGAATATTTATTATGTCTACGCATACTTGCGTGAATCAGACAATACCCCGTATTATATTGGTAAAGGAAAAGGCAAAAGAGCATATTCCACAACCCACGGGGTATCGGTACCTAAGAATCGATCTAAAATTGTTTTCCTTGAATCAAACTTAACTGATGTCGGTGCCTGTGCATTAGAAAGAAGAATGATTAGGTGGTATGGCAGAAAAGACAATAACACTGGTATATTGCGTAACCTGACAGATGGTGGCGAGGGTGTTAGCGGAATTGTCCCGTCAAAAGAAACAATTGAAAAACGAAGAAAAAGTAATATAGGTAAAAAAAGATCAGAAGAATATAAACAGAAAATGTCTGAATTGATGCGGGGTAAACCGTCTTGGCATAAAGGGAGAAAAAAGTCAGATGAAACTATTGCCCGAATGCATGAAGGAAATAAATCAAGAAAGCCCGTTAGTAATGAAACTAAGGAAAAGTTACGTCAGTCGCATTTAGGAATAAAGCCAAGCAAAGAAACAATAGAAAAAAGAAAAATATCTCTTAAAGCGGCTTGGGCGAGACGAAAACAACAAACTGATTTATTTAACGAACACTAAATATAGTAATAGGAACATATACTATGCCAGTAACACAAAGATACCAAAATTATTTCTACAATGCAAAGAAATTGTATGAATTTAGAATCAAAGTAGCAAATGTGGACATTACAAATAAAGCCGTAATGGAAGCCATTAAAAATGCACTAAATGCTTATGAAGTAGAATCAATTTCTGCTCCAAAAAGACTGCCAATACAAGAACACAAGGACTTTGGCAACTTAGGCCCTTGTGAAGTTTATGTGGTTGATGTAGCAGTTAACTATCCCACAATTTGCGAACAAGTTCGTCAATTGGTTATTAATCGTGCAATGGTTCCCAATAATTGCGTATGTGTTGAAACACTAAACCAAGCCGAACAGGAAGATCAAGTAAATGCTACTATTCTTGAACAGGGTGCAGATGGTCCTATTATTGAGAACCCAGAACTAAAAGACGCCCCTGGTGGTCAAGAAATTGCCGGACAAAAACGTGTGGACAGTTTGCTAAAAGATTTAGCCAAGCGCCCACAAATGAGCCGAGCATATGACATTGATGGCACTGACACCACTATTGGTGGCGACAAGCAATCATCATACGGCAAGACTACAAACGATGTTCCAATGGGCAATGATAGCCCGATTGATAGCAAACACCAAAATAAAATTTACATCAGAGCAACGAAGGATTTGAAATAATGAGCAAAAATCACGCAACCGATAATATCTATAACATTCTAAGCACATTAAAATCCTTAGAACCCACCCCCGAACAAACAGTTAAAGAAACTGCTCGTCGTATATATGAAAGCGTGGAAGCACAGGGCAGTATCACTGAGGGTGTTAACCGCGTTGAGCAAACACTGAACGAAAAGTACATGGGCTTCAAAGCAGTGGAAAAGGCTGCCAAGAAGGGCGGTGCAGAGAATCCAGCCGCAGTGGCTGCAAGTATTGGTCGTAAAAAATATGGTAAGAAAGCATTTCAGAAAGCCGCAGCCAGTGGCAAGAAGATGCATGAATCACAAGATATGTCAGAAGGACATGCAGATCAACAACGCCGCGTTGTTAAACGAAATGGCAAGCCAGTAGGTGAAGTTGGCATTGATCGAGAATCAAGTCCAGGTGCTGGTCAATGGTATATGAAATGTTATGTTAATGGCATTGACCAGGCTGGTTACGATAGCATGGAAGAAGCAATGGCTGAACTAAAACATTGCCTAACACATGGTATGGCGGAAAGCACAAATACACAACATGTTCCAATTGGTCAACAAATGGCAAATGATGGTATTACATACAGTCGTGAAAAAGAAGGTGAAATTATTGATTTAATGGTTCAATACATGAAGAAAGATGGAATGAGTCCAAAATCAATTCGTTATTGCCTAAATTATGACGAAGATTATATTCCTGATCAATTGAGTTACTTGCCAAGAACCAGCAAAGGTATGACAGAAGGTCCACAATCGATGGGACACAAAGTTGATCTAGAAAGTTTGATTAAAGAATATGCTCATTGGAAGAAAGATGCAGTTGAAGAAGATGACTTGGGCAATGATGAGGGTGCCGACATGGCCGAATACAATGCTGAAGAAGTTTGGTTCAAGATTAGAGAATTGGGTGGTGATCAAGCTATTGCTCGTGCTGAACAAGCTGCACAGTCGGCTATATCTGGACAAGGTATGGCAGAAGGCACAATCCACAAAGGCACATACGGTACTGAGTATGACCCCAGTGACGAAGAGAAAAAAGACAAACCCAAGTATGTAGCACGTCAAGGTGTTAAGGGTCGCAAGCCAGCAGAGAAACCTGCTAAAGCAGAGTTGCCGGCAGATCCATTTGGTCGTACTACAGGTGAAGTGCCCAAAGGTAAAAAAGGTACACGTATTAAAGGCAAAGGCAACATCGATGAAGTTATAACAAAGAAAACTTCAGCTGGCGAAATTATACATGACTTCCAAAAGAGCAAGAATCCCAAGTTTGCCGGCAAGAGCAAAGAGCAACGTAAGAACCAAGCATTGGGTGCTTACTACGGAATGCATCCCGAGAAGAGCAACAAGAAAGAAAGTATGCACGAAAGCGCCGATTACAAAAAACAAAACTTCCTATTTGAAAGTTTTAACTTTGCCAACATGATGAAAGAAACAGATCAAACTGTTCAAGAAATGTTATCAGAGTTACAATCTGATATTCATAATTTTAAACTAACCGGCGAGTGCAGTCCAAAGTTAGATGCATTCCTACGTGTACATGGACATAGCAAAAAGCAATTGGCCGATGAAGCCAAAATGCCCAAGGTATTGGATAAAGTTGGTAGCGCAGTCAAAACAGGTTGGGAAAAACTAAGCCATCCAAGTGATGATGCAATGCTAGACAAACTATACAAAGATACATTACCACCCGGAGCAAGTAGTGCACCAGATAACTCACACGATGAGTTAGATGAACTTGCCAAACTAGCCGGTATCACTGATGAAGGTAATGCGTTCACTGGTAAACTAGCCAAGACTGCACACGGTGACAGTTTTGAACTAGATGGCAACACATACAAAGATACAAGCCAGTTAGATGAAGAAACATGTAACGAATGTGGCATGTACGAAAGCCAATGTAATTGCACCGAAGGTAACTTGTTTACTAAGAAATTAGCACAAACACCCAAAGGTGGCGAATTTGAATTAGATGGTAAGCAGTACAAAGACACTAGCAATTTAGATGAAACTTCAATGAAGTTAGAAGACATTGCCAAACTAGCAGGTATTGCTGTAGAAGGCAAGGACTACGGTGACACAAGTTTCAATGAAGCACCCACATATGACAATACTCCCAATGAAGAAATTCAAGACGAAGATGTTATGTTAAGAGGTGGTGATGGCGAAGTTGCTGGTCAAGAAAAGAAAATGAACAAAGACGGTGCGGCACGTTTCAGTGACAATCCACTTGCTGTCAAGGAATCAGAAACAACTGCCGCTGACTTAATGAAAGAAGCCGCAACTTTTGATCCTATTGAAGCAATGGGCCGTAAGTTAATGAAACAATACGAATCTATTAAGCTACAAAAATGAAAACATTTTTAGAATACTTGGCCGAAGCTGAATCATTAATGGAAACAGATACCCCGGCCAATGCGGATAAATTAGACGGTGCTTATGTAGCGGGCCTTAAAGGGGCAGTGAGCATGCCGGATATTAGCAATAACAAATCCAATGGTAGTGCTTATTTACAATACCGTTTTGGTATTGCGTTAGCCGGCGCACACAGTGATAAAGATAAAAGTTACAAGACAGAACCTGCTGGTGCCTTTGCCGGAGATCCTGTACTTCTTACCTATGCTGACGAAGAACGAGACATGATTAAAAATGCATCAGATTTTGTAGGCGGCGGCGAGCAAATTGAAATTGGTGATCGAAAAAGTCTTGAAAAAGATGATGTACATAAAGTAAGTCCACACCGTGTTGTTGGTGCTATTAAACTAAAAAAATGAAACAAATCCGTGTAACGTCAGAACACTTTGTGCCTAAGGGTGAACAAGGTTATCCTGACGCCGGCATGGATCCTGCAGATTTACGTAGACTAAAACAACTGGCCGGAGTTCCTGTTAACGAAGACTATTATCAAGCCGGCGGACATGATCCTGCAATAGATACTCCCAACGACAATGATAGAAACTTGCCCAGCCCCGTGGGCAGTTTGCCCCGCACTGATGCAATCAATAAAAGAGCCGTTGAAAAAGAAAAGGGCATCAAGCCCGGAAGTGATGAATGGTTCAAGTTATGGTTCTCAAAACCAGAATTAACTGGTGAGAAACCAATTGGCGATGCTCCTGCAGAACGTATCGCCCGAGACCATAAAAAATACTAAATGAAATTTGTCACAAACGGAACATGGGCTATTCCGTTGATTCCGGAATGTAGACTTACTAGCATCCAAGACTGGGCAAAGTTAAACAAGTTTCAAATTCAAGAAGACAATTTTCAAAGTTTAGATTTTATAATCCCTTATAGAAACTCCTACGCTAGAATCATTCGAGCAATTGCCGCCGATTTACATGAAGTTATGCTGGACGCTGGCATAGTAAATTTAAACAAACAAACTTGGGACGAAGTCAAATCCACCGCATTGCCCTTTATTAAAAATTGGTTTGATGCTGTGGGTCATCTACCTATCAAAAAGAATTTTTGTCACACTAATTATCTAATCAATTACCTAAGTGACCAGTTACCCGAGAATGTTGTACTAGTAAACGTCGACAACATAGCCCGCCTTCCTGAATATTTAAAATCAAAATACGGAATAGAAGTCACTGCTATTCCAGAATTGCCGGAGCATTTTTATAGTTATACAGTGCCTTACGGAATAATAGACGAGTTGTACAATACAAATGAAAACACCAAACGCCTAATAGACATTTGGTGCTCTGTTGATTCAAAAATGAACAGTCGATTACTTTCCGACAACCTTTTTATCTGTACCCAAGTATTGGTTCCATGACTCTTGTCTAACAGTAAAAGGCATCTCTTTCCACTTCTTAACTAAAGCATAGTAGTCGGGCTTATAGGGCCTAATACGTGGCAGGATATTGGTTTTACTGCCCTTGTTAAAGTTACAATCCTTACATGCAGTCACACAGTTTGTCCACGTGGTTTTACCACCCGCTACCCTAGGCACAACGTGGTCAATGGTCAAATCTTCAAAATCAAAAACATCATTACAATATTGGCATTGGAACAAGTCCCGCAGGTACATGTTGTAGCGACTAAAACGTACACCCTTTTTAAAGTGAAAGTAGTCTTTGGTCACACATACTGACGGTACATTGATGGTTAACTTTTCACTACGGATCAGCCAATCTGGGTAAGTTTCGATCACATTGACTCTGCCCAAAAACATAAGTTTGATGGCGTGTTGCCAATTGATAACGCTCAGGGGCAGGATTGAAATTGGCTCATAGTTGCTGTTGAGCAACAAAGTATCACTCATTTTGATTACCTCTTTTTGAAATGGTGTTAAATATACTTATATTATAACAGAAAATTCATTTATGAGCAAAGATTTAGAAACCGCGATTGTCCGAAGTCCATACAAAGCAATGAGTATGACCGAGGAGCAGATCCTTGAATTTGCCAAATGTGCAGATCCTGTTACAGGTCCTGAATACTTCATGACCAATTACTTTTACATCCAACATCCTACTAGAGGCAGTATACAATACAAGCCCTATGAATACCAAATACGTTTGATCGATGCTTATCATAATAATAGATTCTCTATATCGCTGATGCCTCGCCAAACAGGTAAGACTATCAGTGCCGCAGGGTACTTGTTGTGGTATGCAATGTTTTGTCCGGATTCAACTATTCTTGTTGCGGCGCACAAGTATTTGGGTGCACAGGAAATTATGCAACGTATCCGATACAGTTATGAAAACTGTCCAGATTTTATACGTGCCGGTGTTACCAGTTACAACAAGGGCAGTTTGGATTTTGAAAACGGTAGTCGCATAGTAAGTCAAACAACAACAGAAAACACAGGTCGTGGTATGTCTATATCGCTCCTGTACTGTGACGAGTTTGCATTCGTAAGGCCCACCATTGCGTCAGAGTTTTGGACTGCGATTACACCTACACTGTCAACTGGTGGTAAGTGTATTATTACAAGCACACCAAACTCAGACGAAGATCAGTTTGCACAAATATGGCGAGCCGCAAACGATACCTTTGATGCAAATGGTAATACAACAGTATTGGGCAAAAACGGATTCAAAGCATTTACCAGCAAGTGGCAAGAAACTCCGGGCAGAGACCAAGCATGGGCCGATCAAATGAAATCCCAACTTGGCGAAGAACGCTTTAGACGTGAAATGGAATGTGAATTCATTATCTTTGATGAGACACTGATCAATCCGCTTAAACTTGTGGAGATGGCGGGAATAGAACCCATTGAGAAACAGGGACAAGTGCGTTGGTATAAGAAACCCACCAAGGGCAACATATATGTAGTGGCATTAGATCCCAGTTTGGGCACAGGTGGCGATCCTGCAGCCATGCAGATTGTTGAGTTACCCAGTATGATGCAAGTGGGTGAGTGGCGAGATAATAAAACTATGGTGCAACGGCAAGTTAGAATTCTGCAAGAAGTCACACAACACATCAAAGACTGTATAGGCAACGAAACAGACATCTACTATAGTGTGGAAAATAATACACTGGGTGAAGCCGCATTGGTTGAGATAGCCAATATTGGTGAGGAAAACATCCGTGGTATCTTTATAAGCGAGCCCGCTAAATCTGGTGCAAGTAGACGGCATCGCAAAGGATTCACAACTTTAAACAAAAGCAAAATTGCGGCCTGTAGTAAACTAAAGAGTTGGGTAGAAACCAACAAACTCAAGTTGGCCAGTAAGATGTTGATAAGCGAATTAAAGAATTTCGTGGCCAAAGGCACCAGTTTTGAAGCAAAAATAGGCGAAACGGACGATTTAGTTATGAGTATGTTGCTGGCTATACGTATGATGCAACTGATACAGAACTTTGACGCAACAATTGATGAAACATTACGTAGCGATGAAGAATTCGTTGCTCCCATGCCCTTCATCATGATGTAGCATAAATAACAAATATACAGAGATTTAATATGGCCCGTGAAGTAGAAGCAATAGCAACAGCATTATTTGATAAGATCCGTACCCGATTTGATGATGTCAGACTGGGTGATGAGAAATCAAAAGCCACCACAGATCCTGAAAAGGCTCGATTTATTAACTTTGATTATACTGTGGACGGTGATAAAATCGGCAACATCACAATCAGTTTGATTGATGAGAATAGTCTCAAAGTCTACTATGGCAAAGACATAATAGACAACCTCAAAGAACTGGATGCAACTGGAGGCGAAGGTGCAGTCGCAGAAGAGGCTTGGTATAATTTCCTACGCGGTGTACGTAAATTTGCCAAACGCAATTTATTGAGTTTTGATGCACGGGATATCGCTAAAAAGAATTTACAAGTCAAAGACGTTAAACAACAGGCCAAAGCAGACGCTACATTGGACACAGATGATATTTCAGTTACTGAAAGTCGTATGTTTGGTACAAGTCGTAGCAGTTACCAAGAATGTGGCCCAGTAAGAATTATTGTACGCCACAGTGATAATGTTGATGAAGAAAAGCGTGGAGCACGTACTCGAAATGTTGAATGTGTTTTTGTCGAAACACATTTGGGTGAACGTAGGCTATTGCCATTCAAGAACTTGCACGGCGCACGAGCCATGGCACAACACATGAGCCAAGGTGGCGACATAAATGACGAACTTGGTGAAGGTATCACTAACATGGTCACAGAGATGGAGGCCATGAGACATTTTGTTCGCGGGGCAAAACGCAGACAATTTGAAGATGCAGAAACTGGCGAAATGGCACTGTCTGCGATCAATCGCTACAATCAATTAAAGCATCAATTGCGTCACATTGGTGGTCGTCGTGGTTATGGTGACTATAAATTAGAAAGTCGTATTCCCGATATGGATGACGATCACGAAATAGATCTACAAAGTTTGCGTGAACGCTTTGCCAAGAAAATTTACAACGACAAATTTGACGAAGCACTACCCTATGTATACAAGGCTTATATGAAAGACAAACAAAACTTAAACACACCAATGGCCGAAGAATTTGAGTCTTGGGCAAATGAAATGACTGAGGGTACTTGGCAACTTCCCGATCAAGACGAAGACGTTCAACAGTTGGATAAGATCATGCAACAACCACTGCCAGTGGGCGATGAAGCAGAAAATGCCACTGGTGTATTGTATAACATTATCGGAGATGACGAATTGTTTGACAAATTGGGTGCCCTGGCTGATGCTGAAAATGGTGATGCAGACGCACGTGGTGTTGTGATTGATTGGTTGAGAGATCACAGTTATACAGAATTGGCTGATCGATACAATCAATTGTATACACAAAACAACGCACCATTACAAGCCCAAGATCAAGCAAATCAAAACGATGCCGCACAAATGCAAGCACGTTCGCAGGGCAATGCAGAATTTGGTGGCCCAGGAACTGCAGACCCTAGTCCACAAGTAAACCCTGCAAATGAAAGCGCAGACCCGTTGGCGTTTATGCGTAGATTGGCTGGCTTAAAGTAATCCGATCCAAATTGGGAAACTAGAATGGAGAATTTAATTCTCCATTTCCATTGCTCTAGCATAAATAAACATGTATACTTGCGGGAGTGCAGTATACATTAAGGCACACATTAAGGCACATTTATTAAGGAGAATTATTATGGCCATGACACTAGCAGAAATTAGAGCAAAACTACAAGCCAATGAGAACCGCGGACAAGGCGGTAAACAACAAGGCGACAACGCAATCTACGCACACTGGAACATCCCAGAAAACACAACTGCTCGCGTAAGATTCCTTCCCGACGCAAATACTAAAAACAACTTCTTTTGGGTAGAACGTGCAATGATCCGTTTACCATTTGCTGGCATCAAAGGCCAAGCAGACAGTAAACCAGTTACAGTACAAGTTCCCTGTATGGAGATGTGGAACGAAGCATGTCCAATCTTGGCAGAAGTACGTCCTTGGTTTAAAGAACCATCAATGGAAGAACTTGGTCGTAAATATTGGAAGAAGCGTAGTTATTTGTTCCAAGGTTTTGTACGTGAAAATCCAATTGGAGATGACAAGACTCCAGAAAACCCAATCCGTAGATTTATCATCAGCCCACAGATCTTTAACTTGATCAAGAACGCCCTGATGGATCCAGACATGGAGAACTTGCCCACAGACTATAGTGCTGGACTTGACTTTAACATTAAAAAGACAAGCAAGGGTGGTTATGCTGACTACAACACATCAACATGGGCACGTAAAGAAACTGCTCTTAATGCTGATGAAGCAGAAGCAATTGAAAAGCATGGTTTATATGACCTAAACGACTTTTTACCTAAGAAGCCCACAGACGTTGAATTGAAAGTAATCAAAGAAATGTTTGAAGCAAGCGTAGATGGAGCACCATACGATCCAGATCGTTGGGCCAATTACTACAAGCCCAGTGGCTTTAAAGGTGGCGAAGGTGTTGATGCTGATGCAATACCTGCGGCTAAACCAGTTGCACAAGCCAAGCCCGCAGTGGCGGCAACTGCCCCAGTGGCATCTGTTGACGATGACGTTCCAGAAGCAGATGAGCCAGTTGTAACTGCACCTGTTGCTAAACCTTCTAGTCAGAAAGCCGAAGACATTTTGGCTATGATTCGCAATCGCAAAACATCCTAAATGAAACTGGCAGTTGTTTTAGGCGCCTCGGGTGAGGCGTCTTTTAACATCACACTTATTGACAATCCTTTTGTACACAAATGGACTAAAGAATTTCAATGGTGCTTGGACAACTGCGAATTTAATCATCAGGAAATGTTTGCTGGGTTAATGTCTTTGGATACTGCATCCGAGATATTGACCCAGTCTTGTATTACTATTAATCGTTATATAAAAGATTTTATAGAGATACGCAAAGATTTGTTAAATCAACCGCAGGACTATTTCAACTACCTACATGTCAAATTTGAAACATTAAGCGGCAAGTTTGGTGCTCCCACAAGATTATTTGCGGGTGCTAATAATGAACTTAAATCAGCAATACGCAATTTAAATTTTTATCTACATAGAATAGAAAAGAAGTTGATCAATATGAATTGTGTATATTTGAGTT